ATGTCTGTCTTCGCATACCTCCGATAGGGCATCGTGTTGTTCTTCTGTTAGTGTCTCAATCTCCCTGTTATCCTCCATCCGCCTTGCCGCATATTCTCTCTTGCGGTCGTATGCTTCTTGTGTTAGATATGCCATTTGCTCCCCTTTCTTGCCCCGTAGGGCTATTATATTGTTTTGTCTGAGTGGATTCGGTGAGGTTATCAGCTTTATTTTTTTGGGGCTGTTGCCTGCCTATCTACCCTGACAGTTACTATTATATACGAACCGTTCGCATATGTCAATAGGTAATCAAGAATAACCAAAAAATAACAGGAGTAAACCAATGAAAGCAAAAGCAATATCACAATGACGCCGGAATGGAACATAAAAAGAAAACTATTCGAGGATAATTATCCTGAAACAAAATATCTGGTGATAAATTGATGAAAGCTAAACCCGAAAAGATATTGAGAATACGAGGCGATCTAGGAACTGATAAAGATTTTGTCGGCGGTCAAGATATTCAGGTGACAGTGACGGTCAAAAGCATTGAAGTTGCGGACAACGAAGATGGGTCAATCACTAGAATTTACAAAGCTAAACTTTTTGAGATAACAGAATGAATAACAGCAACAAAACAGCAGTAATTGGCAAACCCTTTCCAAAGGGCGTAAGTGGCAATCCGAATGGCCGTCCGCCTAAAGAGTTTTCAATGACCAATGCTCTTAAAGAATTATTATCAGAGCATAATCCCGAAACAAAGATAGAACGATACAAGGAACTGCTAAACAAAGCCCTCACAATGGCAATGCGAGGTGATGGCGATATGTTGAAGTATTTAATCAACAGAATTGAGGGTATGCCTAAGGGTTCTGAAACCAACATAGCGGTTCAAGTCAACAACATCCAAGTATCAGACGAACGAAGATATGAGTACATGAAAAAATGGGTTGAGGAATATGAAGCCAAAACTAATAATGGACATATTACAACAGATAGATAGGGAGATAGTCTTAAAAGAGCAATTAGGCGATCTCTATTCTTTTAATAAAAATATTTTGGGTGTTTCGATCTCAACTGAAAAAGTCCACAAGGTAATGTGCGACTCTGCTCAATATGGGGGTAAAAGACAGATTCAACTTTGGCCGAGAGGGCATCTAAAATCAACCGAAATAACGATCGGTTATTCAATTTATGAGATTGCTAAAAATCCCAATATCAGAGTCTTTATCGGTAACTTGATTTTAGACAATGCCAAATCATTTTTACGAGAAATTAAAGGCCACTTTGAAAAGAACCCCAAGCTACGAGATATAATAGGCGATCAGGTTTCAAAAGATGAGAAATGGACTGAATCGGAAATAATCGTTAAGGGTCGAACTAAAAACTTGAAAGAACCGACTATCCAAGTAGCTGGCACGGGGAAGTCAATGCCCTCCCAACACTACGACCTGATGATTTTAGATGACCTTGTGGACGACCAGTCCGTTAATACGCCCGAGCAGATAGAGAAGACCATGCGTTGGTACAGGGGCTGTTTAGACCTATTGGAACCTGACGGGAAGTTAATTATTATAGGAACTCGCTATCATTATGGGGATTTGTATGGAACTTTAATCAAAGAGTATGGCGATGACCCCAAATGGGAAATACAAGTTCACAGGGTATTTGACGAGTCTGGCGAGCCAATCTTTCCTGAAAAATTTACCAAAGAATATATCGCCATTCTACGGAAAGGCGCTGGGGCTTACCGTTTTAGTTGCCAGTACCTTAACAATCCGGTTGATGACGAAAGTGCAAAGTTTAAGAAGAGTTGGATCAAGTATTTAGAGATTCTACCAGATAAACAATTCTATACCACAATGACAGTCGATCGGGCGTACTCGCTAAACAAAACAGCCGACTACACCGGCATATCAGTTCGCAAGAAAGACCAAGAGAACTTTAGATATTTTCCTTATGCAAGACGAGCCAGATACACCGAAGGGGAGCTGATAAATAAGATTTTTGATTTAAGAAAACACTACGGGGTGGACAAGATCGGCATTGAACAAAACGCCTTCAAATTCACACTTAAGCCAATTTTAGATGAGGAGATGAGAAGAAGAAACGAGTTTTTTGAAGTAGTAGAGATTAAATCAAGGACTTCGAAGATAGCGAGGATTGAAGGAATGGTTCCAGCGTTTGAATCTAACTCTGTTTATTTTGTAGGGGAAGAAAATGAGTTTATAGATGTTGAAGATGAGCTGTTGAGGTTTCCAATGGCTGAACACGATGATTTATGTTTTGTGGCAGATACTAAGATACTTACAAATAAAGGCAATATACCAATACAAGATATAAAAGTGGGTGATAAAGTTATCACTCGTAAAGGATTGAGAAAAGTTATAGCAACTCACAATCAGATTAAACCAGTGATTAAAAATATAGGTTTAGAAGGAACTCCCAATCACCCTATATTTACTACAAAAGGGATTAAAACACTTAACAATATAGTTGTATCTGATATAATATACATATGGAACGAGAAACTATTATCTACAACAACCAAAAGTATAACCGATACCCAAACTCGCCAAGACGACAACTCCAAGCTTACTACTGGAGGCACGATACTTGGAAGGGTTCGCCTAAATCACTTCATAGGCAAATATGGATTGATAATTTTGGTGAAATACCTGAAAAGTTTGTTGTGCATCATAAAGATGGAGACACTCTTAATAATTCACTCGATAATCTCGAATGTATTCCATTCAAAAAACACGCATCCATTACGATCCTTAAAAGATTGGAAAGTAAAGAATACCGGGAAAAGCAGAAAAAACATCTTGAAACAATCCGAGATAAGGCAAGTCAATGGCATAGGTCAAAAGTGGGTATCGAATGGCATAGACAACACGCACTCAAACAAGGGTTTGGTAAAAAAAAGAGTTTATAATCTCAAAATAGATGATGTAAGCGAGTATTTTGCTAACGGTATTTTAGTACATAATTGTGACTCAATGGCGATGCACGATGACGAGGAGATGGCAGGGGGAGCAACATTACAGATTACGCCAATAGACAGAGAATACGATCCAGTAACAGGGAGGTTAATAAGCTAATGGACAGAGAGGAGAATTATTGCGTAATCTGCGGAAAGCCAATAGACAGATTTTCGCTGTATTGCTCTAATCCTCGTTGCCAGCAGCAATACGAACGTAAATTGGCAATCGTACATAATTCTCGCGCTTATAAGTTCTACATTATGATGTTCCGTATTTGTGAAGAGCAGGCAATCAACAGGGGCGATGTTGAACATACATAATTTACTGTTATGTCTTGAGATAGAAGATAATCAGGGCAAAATATGAAAACAAATGATCTCGGTAAATCAACTAATACCGATGAAGAACTTGTCGCCAAGTGGACTAAACGATTCGAGGCGGCGCAGACCAACCAGGCACAGTTGTTTGACGCTTTTTCCCGTTGGTACGACAACTTTAACGCCGTATATAACCAAAAAATAGCCCCGTGGAGGTCTAAGGTTGTTGATCCGAAGGTAGCGTCTAAGGCACTTAATATCATAGCTAAGTTATCCCTTAATGATGTCGAGCCGAACTTGCACCCGAACGACAAGCACGATTTTATCAAGGCGAAGAACAATGAACGGCTATTGATTCACGATCTGCACAATCCAAATTTTGACACCCCTATTGACCAAAAGAAGTATTCTGTGCTAACTGACGCAGTTGTTACTGGTACAGGCGTGGCACTAACGCCTTGGCATATTAAAAACAGGAAATTTTATACCAGAGTTGTAGATAAAAATGGAAAAGTAGATTTAAAAAACGAAAAGATCAAAGAAACAAAGATTGCTTATAACGAATTTATTGACTGGTCGGTGTTTAGAATGTTCATCGAGCCAAACGCCAAGAGTCTATACACGGCAAATTATGTTATATTCCAAGACTTTAAGGGTATAGAGGAGCTGAAAGAGGGCGACGCCTTCGGTAACTACACGGGACTTGACGATTTGGATGGACAGTCGGTAACTTCAACTACTGAAAGCTACGAGAGGGCAAGAAACAGATTTATGACGGCCACTATCGGAGCAAGCAATTCATATGATGATAAGGTCCAACTATGGCACTGCTTTGACAGGATCAAAAACGAACTGGTAACTATCGCTAATGGCGAAAAAGTAATAAGACGCCAAAAAAACATATATTGGCACGGCAAAATACCAGCCGTCTTATTTTATATCAGACCCAAAGCGCACGATGTTTGGGGAGATTCTATCTTCCAGAGAACAGAGAGACTGTCCAGTGCTAATGATTCGATTATCAATCACTTCCTAGATCAACTCGACTTATCCCTTAATGGTGTAATCCTGCGCCGGCAGGGCGTTAACGTCAGATATGATATGTCCCCAGGCGGTGAGGTAGTTTGGGACGGCGTGGAAAAACCGGAGCCGTGGGCGATCCAACAACCAGACTTGCAGGGCTTCCAAACCGCTAAAAATGCTTTGTCAGAGTCGATAGAGGAGCAGACAATATCCAATTACTCCTCTGGTATTCCAAGATCAAATACAGATAAGACTCGAGGAACCAAGGGTGGAATAGAGGCGATTCAAGAAGAAGCGTCCGATATGGTAAGATTTTTTGAGAAAACCTATGCTGGTTCTTGGAAGCAGGTATTTACCTTCTGGTTGTCCAACAATCAACAATTTCTAGATCGTGAAGTAGCTGTCAGGATTCTTGGTCCGAACGGATATTATCCAAAAGTCATTAAGCCAGAGGATATCGTAACAATGGGAACGCTAGATATTGACATTGACACAGACTTTTCAAGACCGAATTCCAAAGAAACTGAAAGACAACTCACCTTAGCGTGGGTCAATAAGCAACTTGAGATCGCTAAAATGGCTCAAGTTATGCAATCACCGGTCAAGGTCAATTTTTATGAGCTGTCAAGAATGCTCGCCGAAGCTATGGGACGCAAGAACTACGAGAGAGTTATCGAACCAATATCGTTTATGCAAGACTCGCCAATGGAAGAAAACGAGTTAATGCTTCAGGGCAGGGAGACGGAACCGCAAGAGGGCGAAGATCACACAACGCATATCCAGATACATCAAGAGTTAATTGATGACGAGGGTGTGGATCAGGAAATAAGAGAATCAATAGTCTATCCGCATATAATGGTTCACCAATACTTCTTGGATTTAGTGAAGAAACAAATAGAACTTGACCTTAATGGTGTCGGAGACCCCAATAATTTAGAAGGAGCGAACAATGTTCAAGATCAGACTACTCAACCGGCTAAAGAGCAAGTCCAACCAGTTTCAGGACAAGTCGCAATGGGAGCAAATCCGCAAATCCCAGCTCAAGTTGGGCAACAACCTCCGCTATCTTAGAGAGACAGAAGGTTACAAAGCCGTATATGAGCATTTTGAGGATTTAGTTAATTCACTGTATAGGAGCAAAGACGCAAGTTTCGAATATATCCGTGGCATTGAAGCTGTATTTGGATATATAGACTCTGGCATCGAAGCGGGCGAGAAAGCCGCCGAGGAGCTTGAAGAATTCAAAGATGAGATTTGACAGGAAATAAAAAAGGATTATGTATGGAGCTGACCGAGAAAGAGCAAAAAATCATTGAAAAATCCAAAGCTGAACGCATAAATGCGATCCAGCAAAGCGATCTGACCGATAGTCAGAAAGCCAATAGGATAGAGCTTATTGAGAATGAGCAATACGTTCGTCTCAAACAGCTCACAGTTAAAGAAGTAGCTCCCCACCAGTGGGAAGCATACTAGAACATTGACATCGGTTGGAATCAAGCGAGCAGTCTATGATTGCCGCTTGCGTCCAACATAATTTTCCAACCCCTTCGCAGTTTGGGTCAATAACTGTAGTTAGGAAAAATTATGAATGAAGATGAAATACAAGAGGATAGCGAAATCCTAGATGACTCTTCCATCGAAACGCCAGCCCCTGACAAAAGAGACGAGCAAATTGCTGGTCTCAACAGAGCCCTTAGTCAGAAGAGAGGGCAAGTCAAACGTCTTAAGGAGGCACTTGCCGCAAAACCGCAAGTTGAACCTGATGATGACGGGTCTATCGACCCCAATGCGTTCGCCCAGAATATATTGGGGCAGACGCAGAATATCATTCAGGACGAAAGAAACTGGAACAAAGCCCTAAGAAAATATCCCGAACTCGATGAGGACAGGGACTTAGAGCGAGCGGTAAAGGGATACAGGAATTCTGCACTTGTCGAAGATGGTGAGATTCTCACCTACGAAGAAGCCGCCGAACGAGTGCTAGGTAAGTTCAAAAAACAAACCGAACAGAATATCCAAAAAGCTGAGGAAAAAGGACGATCCGAAGCTCAAGCGTCTGAACGAATACAGGAGCGAGCTGTAATTGACGCTCCTTCCGGAGGGAAAGAAACTTCCGAGGACATCAGGAAAGCCGATGCAAGAAAAATATTGTATTCGCCTGACTCGACAGATGCACAAAGAGAAGCGGCACGAATCGAATTATTAAGTTAAAAACAAAGGAAAATTATGGCAAACGCAACCGTGGGTTTTCAATCCCCACAAAGAGCCCCGATAGGCGGAACGAAAGAAAGTCTATTGGACCTTGTCGTAACGATTGACCCTTTAGAGACGTTTGTTACATCTAACGCCCCTAAAGTAAAAGTTACCGACATATTTCACAGTTGGACACAAAAAAGCCCTCGTGCTGTGGCTTCGCGCTCACAGGCGGAAGGTGCCGATCCAACATATGACAACACATATACGACACGAGCCAGCAATATGACCCAAATCATATCTGTTGGTTACGAGCTTACTGGGACGAGAAAAGCTGTTGACGCTACAGGTGGCGACCCGTGGGCAAGAGAACGCAACGAGGCGATGGTTGCCTTGAAGAACGCTCTTGAATACGATGTTATCCGTGGCTCGATGGTTACAGCTCAATCTGGTGTAGCTGGAAAAATGCAAGGATTGAAAAACTTTGCATCGACACTTGCTACTTCACGCTCCGGTGTCTCGCTTAGCGAAAAGATTGTTAATGATATTCTTGGGGCCGCTTGGGCTCAAGGTGTCAGAATCGACACAATCTTGGTTGGTAGAACTCTCAAATCCAGAATTTCAGAATTCACGGCTGGAAATACCAAGTTCGTACCGGCTGGCGATAAGACCATTTGGGGCGTTGTAGACGTTCTTGAGACAGACTTCGGTAGAGTCAGAGTTGTTCTCCACAGATTCGTTACCGTTTCTGGGGATACCAACAACGACTTTCTCGCTTATGACTCAAGGTATGTCAAGATGGGCTACTTGAGAGAACCTCAATACGAGAAGTTAGCGAAAACAGGTGATGCGGACAGAGAACAAATCATCTGTGAAGCGACTTTACAGGTAGACTCCGAAAAAGCAGTCGCCTACATCTCGAAGGTTCTGTAGACCATACGGAATTAGTAAGTAAGGCGGTACTCCCAAGTCCGCCTTACCGGGAGACTTACTATGAGACTCACAAAATGGGTCAAGATCGATCAGATAATTGAAAACTACAAAAAAGACTACCCTAAGAGGTGGAAGTCTTTTGTTGTGTCTATGAACAGGTTAAGGAAGCAGGACACTATCGAGAGGAAAAAGGGCGGGTTCAGTCTGGGGGCTAAGTTCCCAACATATCCGGACGAGGATAGAGATATTTCCGGCGAGATCATCAAAATAATGCCTGACTTCATTATGAGCGATTACAAGTGGAATAAATTTAAGAAGAAATATCCCGTATTTTTTCGTTAAGGAGTTAAATGACCGATAAAAAAGACAAAAAAACCCTAGCTCTGACTGTAATAGTCAAAGACGATTCGGAGGTTAAGCAGTTAAAGAAACTTTTAGATTCTTGCAAAAAGTTTGTTGACGAAATTTACATTACCGGCAATAACGAGACGCAAAATAAAAAAAAACGTCC